AACTATGTCTCCTGAATCACCAATGTACCCAATGTTAATTGAATCCATTGTGGATAACATGGGCTTGGCTAATCGTGAGCAGATTATTGAACAGCTACGTCAAGCTAATCAACCTAATCCACAGGAACAGGAACTACAACAACAAGTACAACAAATGCAAATGGCTGCACAAGCTGCAACACTTGAAAACCTACAGGCACAAACCCAAGAGATTATGTCTCGTATCCAGCAGAATCAGGTTGAAACTCAGCTACTACCAGTGGAAGAAGAAACCAGACGTATTGCTGCATTAGCTAAGAATATGCCTGCTGATGAGTTTGAAAGGATTGTTAAGTTTGCAGAGCTTGAGTTGAAAGAGTTGGACATAGACACTAAAAAGGATATTGTCCAGCTTCAAATGGCAAAACAAAAATAAAATGCTTGACAAACCATGAACAATATGGTATAATATATTAAGTATATAAATTTAACTAACTTCACCATACAGGAGAATGAATGTTAGAACCAGAGGTAGAACAATACTACAACAACTATTTCGAATTGTTTATGCAGGAGGGTTGGGAACAGTTTATGACTGATGTCCAACAAGCCGTAGATACAATTCAGATACTCGCAATCCAAGATGCTAAGGAATTACATTTAGCACAGGGCCAACTGCAAGTATTTCAAAGGCTCCTTACATGGCAGGACTCCATAACTAATACTTATGAGGCTGCCTTAGAGGAAGCAAATTACACCGAGGAGTCATAATGGCATTTGTTATTAATGACTACAAGTGTAGTAACGACCACGTAACAGAACATTTCACCGATTCCGTCCAAGAGCAAGTGTTATGTCCTGAGTGTGGTCACACAGCAACGCGGATAATTTCTGGTACTTCTTTTAAGTTAGACCACACCTTTGCAGGTGAGTCTATCAAATGGGCAAGAAGACACGAGAAAGCCGCTAAACAATAATTCCACAATACTTTTATAAGTACGGAGAAATCATTAAATGGCTAAGGTAATAGACCCCCTTGATAACCAAGATTTAAATTTACAGGAAGACGAAGAACTTGTCAACCTTTTCGGTGAGCAAGAACCAGAACAAGAACCAGAACAAGCTGCTCAAGTAGAGACAACAGCTACACAAGAACCTGAAAGCACTGTCCCTGATAAGTATCAAGGTAAGTCCATTGAGGAGATTGTGCAGATGCACCAAGAGGCTGAAAAGCTGGTTGGTCGTCAAAGTTCTGAAGTTGGTGAACTTCGTAAAATTGTAGATGACTTTATCAAGACAAAGGCAGAAGAAACCAAGCAAGAAATAAGTCCCAATAACAATTTGGACGATGAAGTAGATTTCTTTGATAATCCAAAGGAAGCTGTCGCCAGAGCAGTTGCTGGTAGTACTGAGATGAAACAGATGCAAGAGCTACTTGCTGTACAAAAACAGCAGGAAGTCTTAGGCAAAATTTCAGCTAAACACCCTGACTACATGGAGGTCATTCAAGACCCTGCATTTGGTGAATGGGTTAAAGGTTCTACTGTACGTGTTGAGCTATTACAACGAGCTGACAATTATGACTTTAATGCAGCAGACGAACTACTAACAGTTTGGTCTGAACGCAAAGAGGTTGTAAATAAAGCTAAGGAAGTAAATGAGCAAGACCGTAAGCAACAACGCAGGGCTGCAACAACTGGAGGTAAAGGTTCAGGAGAACCAATCTCTCGAAAAATCTACAAACGTTCAGATATAGTCCAACTAATGATAAGTGACCCAGAACGCTATAAAGCTAATGTCGATGAATTTGACAGAGCTTATAGAGAAGGTCGCGTTAAATAATCTTAACTTATAAAGGTATATAAAAATGGCAGGTTTAGGTAATTCAAATCACGTCACACCAACCAATGTGGACGCTTTTGTCCCAGAGATTTGGTCAGACGAAATCGCAGCAGCTTACAAGTCTAATCTTGTAATTGCTAACTTAGTAAAGAAAATGAGTCATGTTGGTAAGAAAGGTGATACACTTCATATCCCTAAGCCAGTACGTGGTTCAGCTACTGCTAAGGCAGAAAACACTCAAGTAAACCTAATCGTTGGTGCTGATACAGACTTCACAGTTTCTATCGACAAGCACTACGAGTACTCACGTTTAATTGAGGACATCACTGACGTTCAAGCTCTACCATCACTACGTTCTTTCTACACAGAAGACGCTGGTTATGCTCTAGCTCGTCAGATTGATTCTGACTTAGGTAATCTAGGTAGCTCACTATCAGGTCGTTACTACATGGACGCTGGTGCAACTGGTGCGTTAACAGCTTATGCTGCTGACACAGTTCTAGCTGCTGACGTGTTCACTGATGTAGGCTTCCGTACTGCAATCCAACTGCTAGACGATGCAGACGTACCTATGGACAATCGTTTCATGGTTATTCCTCCTTCAGTTAAGAAGGACATTCTAGGTATTGACCGCTTCAATAGCTCTGACTTCGTTAATGGCCGTCCTGTAGAGAATGGTTTAATTGGCGAAATCTACGGTGTTAAAATCTATGTATCTACTAACCTACCTGAAGTCGAGAGTGCTGCTGAAAACGGTGCTAACGGTCGTGTAGTTGGTGGTATTCTAGGTCATCGTGATGCGTTCATCCTTGCAGAGCAAATGGGTGTTCGTGTTCAGACACAGTACAAGCAAGAGTTCTTAGGTGACTTGATGACTGCTGATACAATCTATGGAGTTGCAGAACTTCGTGATGGTGCAGCCGTACAACTAGTCTTCGCTTCTGACGCTACTCCATCAGTTGCAGCACCGTAAGACAATTTGTAAGTAATAAGAGGAGAGGTAGGAAACTGCCTCTCTTTTACTTAAGGAAATTATTTACATGAGTCCTAAGAATGAGATAGACCCCATAGAGTATGGGAAGCTACTTAGCAAGGTAGAATCTTTAGAAGAAAAGGTAGGCTCAATGGAGCTTGACCTAAAAGAATTATTAGAACTAGCCAATCGGTCGCGTGGCGCATTTTGGGTAGGTCTTAGTTTAGCATCGTTTATGGGTGCTTTAGCCACTATATTATTTAAACGATTTTTGGGGTAGTACATGGCAATATATCGAGGTATAGGTGGCGCAGGTGATTCCACTACAGATGCTACAGTAACAGCAGTAACGGAAAAAGCTGTAGAGGCAGCAGCTTCGGCTGCATCAGCGAGTACGTCAGAAACCAACGCTTCTAATTCTGCATCTGCCGCAAGTACATCTGCTACTAATGCCAGCAACAGTGCTTCTAATGCAAGCACTTCAGAAACCAATGCTAGTAACTCTGCTTCTGCTGCTTCAACAAGCGCAAGCAATGCTAGTACATCAGAAACAAACGCTGCTGCATCAGCTAGTGCAGCAAGTACATCAGAAACTAATGCTGCTGCTAGTGAAAGTGCAGCATCTACTTCAGAAACTAACGCTGCAACATCAGAAACAAATGCAGCTACTTCAGAATCTAATGCAGCCAGTTCAGCTAGTGCTGCTAGTACGTCTGCTTCTAATGCAGCGACTAGTGAGTCTAATGCTAGTACCAGTGAAACCAATGCTGCTACATCAGCCACTAACGCTGCTACAAGTGAAACTAATGCTCAGACAGCAGCAGACACAGCCTTATCTGCTTTAGACAACTTTGACGATAGATACTTAGGACAGAAAGCATCTGACCCAACATTAGACAATGATGGTGATGCTTTAGTAGCTGGTGCTTTATACTTTAATACTGCTGATGACGTAATGAAGGTGTATGATGGCTCTGCATGGGTAGCTGCTTATGCTTCATTATCAGGTACATTAGTAGCAGTTAATAACTTATCAGACGTAGCTAGTGTATCTGCTTCTCGTACTAACTTAGGTTTAGGTACAGCAGCAACTACTGCATCTACTGACTATGCAACAGCAGCGCAAGGTGCGTTAGCTGACAGTGCAGTTCAAACTGAAACAAATGATTTATCAAGTGCTGTTACATGGGCTAACGTACCAGATGCCAACATTACTGAAAGTAGTGTAACGCAACACGAAGCAGCTTTATCAATTACTGAGTCACAAGTAAGTGATTTGGGTGCATATATAGAAAACCTTGTAGAAGATACTACACCCCAACTAGGTGGTGATTTAGCTTCTAATGGTAATAATGTTAACTTTGGTGATGGCGACAAAGCTCTCTTTGGTGCTGGTAATGACTTGCAGATTTATCACGATGGTAGTCACAGTATTATTCTTGATAATGGCACTGGCGACCTCTATATACGAGCATCTGATAACTTTAATTTGCAGGTTGGAAATGGTGCTGGTGGTTGGCAAGATGCTATAAGGACTTATGACGCCAATCGTGTGGATATTTCTTATGCTGGTTCAGTAAAACTAGCCACAACAGCAACAGGCGTAGACGTAACAGGTACTGTAACTGCTGATGGTTTAACAGTAGATACAAATACTTTACATGTTGATGCTACTAATAATCGCGTTGGTATTGGGACGACTTCGCCTACAGCAAACCTTCATGTTTCTAGCACAGGTACTCCAGTTTTTAGAATCCAAGATGCTGATGGTTCAGACTATTATGCACAAATATCACAAGCAACAGGTAGTACAATCTTTGATACTAGGTTTGGAGCATCTAATGGAGCATTTATATTTAGAGGCTTAGGTGGCGGTACTGCTGATGAGTATATGCGTATCACATCTGCTGGCAACGTTGGTATTGGTACGACTAGTCCTTCCACAGCTTTAGATGTAAATGGTACTGTAACAGCAACAACAGTAGACTTAGGTGACTGGACAATTACAGAGTCAGCAGGTGTATTAAAGTTTGCTCATAGTGGCACAGATAAGATGAAGTTAGATAGCTCAGGTAATCTAACAGTCGTAGGTGATGTAACAGCATTTGGTAGTATTTAATGGCACTACAAACATCAGGAGCTATATCTCTTAGCGAGATACAAACAGAGTTTGGTGGTAGTAATCCTATCAGCATATCAGAGTATTATGGTTCTGGTGGAGTAACTGGTAGTGGTGAGATAAGCCTTACTGACTTTTATGGTACTAGTAATCGAGTAACTATTAATTTAACTATTGCCTCTAACACATCTGTTTATGACATCTTTGCTAACAAAGGTGGTACATACAGTGCAGGTAATACTGACGTTATTGTTACAGTCAACGCAGGTGTAACTGTATCTGCTGGTTCTACTGACTACGCCATGAGAACAGATAGTGGTGGTCAATGGGCTGCTGGCGATACCATTAAACTAATTAACAATGGTACTATTGCAGGTTATGGTGGTGCAGGTGGTAATGGTGGTACTACTGGTTCAAGAGTTGGCTCTAATGGCGCAGTAGGTAAACATGCTTTTAGAGCTAATAGTGCTGTTACTATTGATAACAATGGCACACTAGCTGGAGGAGGCGGTGGTGCTGGAGGTGGTGGCTTCAGTACTCAAACAGGTAGAGCTAATAGCAAAGCATCATATACTACTGTCACTTCTAATGGTGGTGGAGGTGGTGGCGGTGCTGGTCAAAACGCTGGTGCTATTGGATCTTATGGTACTGGAGGCTCTGCTGCAACTGCTACAACAGGTGGCACAGGTAAGACTGGTATACGTGTAAGTAACAGTGGTAGTGGTTTTGCTGAAGGTGGTGATGGAGGTAATGGTGGCGCAAGAGGTGCTGTTGGTGCTAATGGTTCTACTGCCACTGGGTTTGCAGGTGGTTATGGAGGTTATGTTACTAACTACGCAGGTGGTACTGGTGGAGCAGCAGGTTTTGCAGTAGCAGGTGGTGGTACAGTTACTTGGGAAAGTACAGGCACACGATATGGGAGCTTTTAAGAGTGATATTATTTAGAGTATTTATAGAAAACAAAACAGTAATCAATAGAGTTTACTGGGCAGAAAGTCCAACAGAACAAGCCTTAACTGATAGGCTGTCTGAAATTACTGAAGTTTTTTCTAACGAGACTTTTCCATACCCACCAGCAATCTTAGGCAAAGACTTATATAGTAATGTATCTACACTGCATCAATGCTCACCAGATAATAACAGCGCAGTTGCAGCTAAAGTACAAGGTAACTTGCTACTAGACAAAGACTTTATTCGTTACATATATGACTTAGATACTAACACTAAGACTTACGAAATCTTTTATAAAGATGATGCAGCGTACTCTATGCAACCTTTAGGTGCTGGTCTTACTGTTTATCGTATCTCTGATATGTTTGATGCAGATATGAATACAATAGGTAAGCAATCTGTATATGTTCAAGGTAGTAACGTAGATGTGTTTGCTTGGGCTAACAGTCTTAATCCTAATATAGCTATGCCTATATCTGTAGATAAAGAGTTACACCCAGATGATAGCTACAAGTTTGAGTTTAACACTAACAGAGAATTAGTATCAGTACAGTTGTTTGCACACCTTACTAGAACAATGGTATGGAACGCAGAAGGTACAGAAACTTATGTTGAGTACACTGCTGATTACGCTGATGAATTAACTAACTTAGCTGATACAGAGATTGTTATTCCTCGCTACAATGAGAATGGCTTTCGTATAGCAAGTGACCCAAATAGATAATGAAGGACTGGGGTATAGGTTCTACTCATGTAATTACTAGGTTAGGTAATAACATGATTAAAAGATGGGGTATATGGACACCATACTTCACTATACTACTTAGTAAGATATACCCAATAGAACAGATATACCATAACCACGAAGGTAACTTTGTATCCTTCTTACTAAAAGGTAGTTACTGGGAAGATGTAGAAGTAGCAGGACTTGTTACTACTAGACACTCTAAGTTTATTAACGTAGTAAGAAGTGACGAATACCATAGAGTACATTGTGATGAGCCTGTATGGACATTACTCTTTATGGGTAAGAAGCAACAAGACGTTACAGCGAAGTGGCGAGACAAGGTTTATCCTTACACTAGACTGACAAAGAGATATAAATAATGGCAGATAAGAAGAAAGACTCACGACTAGCAAGAGTTGGAGTATCAGGTTACAACAAACCTAAGAGTACACCTAATCACCCAACTAAGTCACATGTTGTTGTAGCTAAACAAGGTGATAAAGTAAAGACTATACGTTTTGGGCAACAAGGTGTAAAAGGTGCAGGTAAGAACCCAACTACGGCTAAAGATAAAGCACGTAAGAAGTCTTACTACGCACGACATAATGCACAGGACAGTAAGCCAGATAAATTATCAGCTAGGTACTGGTCACATAAGACTAAATGGTAGTACTTTACATTTCATCAAATATATGGTATCATAATACATGAATTACTTAGAA